AAGTTATTGGTGAAAAGAAAACTATTAGAAGAAAAGACTTTAGTGATTCAATTGATGTCGTTCCTGTAAGCGACCCTAATATTTTTTCACAAGCACAAAGAATTGCATTAGCTCAAACTGGTTTACAATTAGCACAATCTTCTCCTAACATTGTAGATGTTAAAGAAGCAACAAGAAGATTTTTACAAGCATTAAATATTCCAGAATATAATGAGCTTATGATACAAGATGAAGAAACTCCTAGACGTGATCCTGTATCAGAAAATATGGCATTATTAAATGGAAAACCAATAAAAGTTTTTGAAGATCAAGATCATCAAGCTCATCTCGCAGTACACCAACAATTTATGCAAGATCCTAGATTTGGTGGTAATCCACAAGCAAAAGAAGTTTTATTTGGTCCTATGATGGCACATATGGGTCAACATATGGCTTATTTATATCAACAACAAATTCAAGCTCAATCTCCAGAGGGTATGCCAACATCTACAGGAGAAATTAATAAAGAATTAAAAGATGAGGAAACTTCTGATGTAAATATAGAACAAGAAAATAGAATTGCTGTAGCTGCAGCACAAGCTGCTCAAGGATTAATGGGAACTATGCCACCTAGTCCAGAGCAACAAAAACAACAAATGGAAATGCAAAAAGACGCAGCACAGTTACAATTGAAAGCAGAAGAATTAAATATTAGAAAAGCGAGATTTGCTGAAGGTGTAAAAGACAAAGAAAGAACTCAAGCTAGAAAGGATGCAGAAGTTAAAGCTAAAATTGTTGAAACAGCTTCTAAAGTTGCAAAACGTGATAAATAATGGCAGACCCTAAAAAAGGAACTGGTAAAAAACCTAAAGGTTCAGGTAGAAGATTATATACAGATGAAAATCCTAAAGATACTGTAGGAATTAAATTTGCTACACCTGCGGACGCAAGACGAACTGTTGCCAAAGTAAAAAAAATTAAAAAACCTTTTGCACGTAAAATACAAATTTTAACTGTTGGTGAACAAAGAGCTAAAGTTATGGGCAAGACTAAAGTTGCTTCAATATTTAAAAAAGGTAAAGAATCAATAAGAAAGAAAAGAAAAAAATAATGGCTTTAAGTAATGAAAAAGTAAGACAAGCAAAAAAGTACTTAGAAAATAAAAAAATTTCTATAAAACATGTAAAACCAAGATTATTTGCTATTGCTGCAAATAGTTTACAAAAAAATTTTGATGAAACATTAGAATTTTTAACAGATGAAGTAAATGGAACTTTTAATTCAAACAATAAAAAATAAAATTAAAAATTATAAAACAGAATTAGGTAATAATTTGTTAACTAAAGATGTAGAAACTTTAAATGATTACAAAAAAATACATGGTATGGCACAAGGTTTAGATAAAGCTCTAGAAATTATTAATGAAACAGTAAAAAAATATCAGAAAGGAGATATAGAAGAAGATGAATAGTAACGATGTTTGGGCTACAGATGATTCTGTACCAACACCAAAAGATGTTCCACAACCTGTTGGTTATAGAATTTTAATAAGACCAAAAGGTAGTGTAGAAAAAACAAAAGGTGGTATTTTATTGCCTGATTCTAATAAAGATATGCAAAGTTTATTAAATTCTGTCGGTAAAGTAATTGCTATTGGTCCAGAATGTTATCAAAACAGAGAACCTTGGTGTAAAGTTGGTGATTGGGTAGTATATGGTAGATATGCTGGTGCAAAAATTTCTGTACAAAAAGTTAAAATGGTGTTAATAAATGACGATGAGGTACTTGCAACAATTAGCAGCCCTGAAATAGTATCTCAACAAATATAAATACGATAGATCAGGCTATCGACAACATAGGAGATACTATGACAAATGAAGAACAAAAAGATCAGAAAGAAATAGAAGTTAAATTAGAAGATAATTTAGAAAAGGAAATTGAAGTTCCTAAAAATCCTATTGATGATCTTGTTGAGAAAGCAGAAGATAATGAAGACAAAGAAAAAAGTACAGATAAATCATTTGAAAACGAAATAAAACGTGATGTTAAAGATAAAAAAACTGTACCATATTCAGAAGAAGCTCCATACTCGGAAAGAGTGCGTAAAAGAATTGCTAAAGAAGTAGCAAAAAGAGCAGAAGCTGAACAAAGAGTAGTAGATTTGCAAGAAAGACTTGCAAATTTAGAAAAAAGAACATTAGATATTGGTAGTAAATCTTTAAAAAATCAATATCAAGGTGTTTCTAGTCGTTTAAAAGAAGCCATTGAACAAGGTAATACTGATGAACAAGTAAAATTATATGAACAAATGTCAGATATTAGAGCACAAATGGTAAAAATAGACGACACAAAGATAGAAGAACCATCAAAAAACAAAAAACCTGCTAAAACACCACCATTAGCTGCAGATTGGGTAAAAGAAAATAGCCAATGGTTTAATAAACCTGGTTATAGAAAAGAAACAGCTATGGCTTATGGTATAGATGCAGAATTGACTGAAGAAGGCTGGGATGTTAATGATCCAGATTACTATACAGAAATGGATAAAAGGTTAAAAGAATCAAAATTACCTTTTTTTGTTAAAGATGAAGAAAGTTCTTCACAATCAAGTAAAAATGTAGTACAAAAAAACAACAGAGTGCAATCTCCTGTTGCTGGTGTATCTCGTAAAAAAGTTACAGATAGCAATAGAGTTAAGCTCACTTCTGATGACCTCGATACTGCGAGAAACTTTGGTATCGATATTAACGATGAAGCGGCACTAAAACGGTTTGCTAAAGAAGTTAAAAACTTTAGCACCAATACGTGAAGGTAAAGGAGCACGACATGAATGATAATAAAATAAAACATGAAACTAGAGCTGAAGAAGCAAAGGTTTCACATTGGCGCCCTAGTAATTTATTAGAGGCACCTGAAGCTAGACCTGGCATGAAACAAAGATGGATTGCCACAATGGTTTTAGGTGAGGAAACGCCAACAAACGTTGCTAAACGATTGAGAGAAGGTTGGGTACCTAGAGATATTAAAACTGTCCCTAATATCAAACATTTTCCAACGATAGAACATGGTAAGTTTGCTGGTTATATTGGTATAGAAGGTATGGTACTCTGTGAAATGCCAGAAAGTATGGTAAATGAACGTAATATGTATTACGCAAATATGACTGAAAATTTAATGAGGTCAGTACAACAAGACATAAACAAAGTAGAACAGCCAGGCAATCCAATACAAAAAACCTTTAAGACAGAAGTTACTAGAGGAGGCTTTAAAGAGTAACTAACAAATAAAGGAGTCAATTATGGCAAACACTAATGCACCTAATGGTTTTACACCGATTAGGCATTTAACTGGTGGTGTTATAAGACCTCAAGAGTATGCTATCGCTAATGGCCTTGCGGCTAATTTAGCAAGTGGTGATTTAGTAACGATGACGACAGACGGAACTATCATCAGAGGAACAGCTGGCGGAACTGCGCTAGGTGTTTTTTATGGCGTTGAGTATCAAGATAATACATCAGGGGATGTTAAATTTGTTAAAGTTTGGAACTCTGGAACTACAGTAAAAGCTAATACTGCGGTAAAAGCTTATGTGTATGATGATCCAAACATAACATTCCAAGTACAGTGCAATGGTACTTTTGCTACAGCTAACGTAGGTGAGCTAGCAAATGTTACTATTGGAACTTTTAACTCAACATTTGGTCACTCAACAGACGAACTTGATATTTCAACTTTAGCAACAACTGCTAAAGTTTTAAGAATATTAAGACTTGTTGATATGCCAAACAACGATGCAGGCGCGGATGCTAAAGTGGAAGTTGTAATCAGCAATCACTTATATGGCACTCGACAAGCAGGCGTATAATCATAGGAGATAAATAACATGCCTTTAAATAGAGCACTATTTACCAAACAGCTCAATCTAGGTTTAAACACCGTGTTTGGTATGGAATATGATAGATACCCTGAACAGTGGAGAGCTATCTTTTCCGTTGAGCAATCACAAAAAGCATTCGAAGAAGATGTACAAATGATCGGCTTCGGTGCTGCACCAACAAAAGCTGAAGGTGCCATGATCAATTATGAAAGTGGCAGAGAAGGCTTTGT